AAGTACATGACCTGGCGCGTGTTCAACTCCATGAAGCTGACCACGCGCTTCTGCGAGTTCGTGCTGCGCAAGCTGCTCTTCGGGCGCTCGGTGGCCTACGCGCCCTGGAAGCGCGACACCTTCGAAGTCCTGAACCCGAAAAAGAACTACGAGCCGGAAGAGGTGGTCGATTACGAAGGCCCCGATTTCGTACCGCTGTGGCCCGACGACGTGATCGTGCCGGTGGAGGAAGTGACTTCGATCCACGACTTCTCGTTCGTGATCCGGCGCTACCGCGTGCGGCCCGACGACTTGCTCAAGGGCGAGCGGGAAGGGTGCTACCAGGGCATCACGGACAACTGGGAGCAGATCCTCAACCTGGCGCAGCGCGGAATGCAGCGGGCGTGGGAAGGCGAGGAGATCAAGCTCGAAAAGGACGAAGCCGAAGGGTTGCAATACCAGCGCCCGCTTTCCTCGGGCGAGTGGGTGATGGTGCTGGAGTGGTACGGGCGCTGGAGGCCGCTTAAGAAGGGGCCGCGCGGCGGGATGCCGGACGCCTCCGAGTGGGACACCAAGAAGCGCGAGATGACTCAGCGCGAATTCGTGGTGCGCTACATCCTCGACCTGAACCTGGTAATCGGCGTTCAGGACCTGCAAGAGCTTTACCCGACGAAGAAGCGGCGGCGCCCGTTCGTCGAGTCCTCGATGTTCAAGGACGGGCGTTACTGGTCGGCGGGCATGGCGGAGCTGCTCATCGATCTTGAGGACGAGCTGCGGGTGAACCACAACCAGGCGACCGAAGCGGGGCAGCTCTCGATGAACCCGCCGGTCGGATACCGGCCGGCGAGCGGAATGAACCCGGACACCTTCCGGATCGAGCCGGGCCTGGCGATTCCCCTGGACAATCCACAGACCGACCTGGTGCAGCTCAAGATCGGCTCAAACACCGAGGTCGCGCAGTGGAAAGAGCAGTGCGTGATGGCCTACGGCGAGAAGCTGACCGGCCAGGGCGACCTGCAAATGGGCCGCCAGAGCGACCGGCCCAACGCGCCACGGACCGCGCAGCAAACCGTATCGCTGCTCGAAGAGGGCAACGTCAGAATCAGCCTCGACACCAAGGTCTTGCGCGAGGACATGGCCGAAGTACTGGCGCACTTCTGGGACCTGGAGTATATGTTCGCGCCGGACGGGACGTTCTTCCGGGTGACCGAGGAGGACGCGGACGGGCTGTTCCCGGTGAACGACGGCGGATCGATCCTCACGCTGGAGGACCGCGACGGGCGGTACGACTTCCGGCTGCAATTCGCCAGCTCGCTGTACTCGCGCGAGGCGGATAAGGAGAAGGCGCTGGCGCGCTACCAGCTCGACTTGCAGAACCAACTGATCGTGCAGAATCCGCAGGCGTTGTGGGAAGTCACCAGGGAGGCGCACGAGGCGCTGGGCGCGCCGGACTTCGAAGCGCTGGTACCCAAGCCGCCGGCGCCGGATCTGCCGGTGGATCCCAAGACCGAGTGGATCAACCTGCTGCACGGGGAAGAGATCCACGTCAACCCGCAGGATAACGACGTCCTGCACATGACCCGGCACATGAAGGACCTGAAGGCGGCGGAGGCGAACCCGGGCGGCGCGACGGGCGATCCGGACGCGCGGCGGAATATGGTCCTGCACTATCACGATCACTTGCTTCAGTTGCAGCAGAAGAAGATCCAGCAGGCGGTGGTAGAGCAGGCGGTACAGGCCGCGGCGCAGCTCACCGGCGCGGGGAAGCCGCTGGCGTTCCCCAACGGGCTGTTCGGCAACATGCCGAGCCAGCCGCCGGGGAATCCGGCGGCGACGGGGCCGGCGATCTACTCGGGACACGACGAGGGGCTGCATGGCAATTCCTAAGCTCACGCCGTCCCCCCGATTCGACGCTCTCGACGCGGAGCAATTCGAGAAGATGATCGGCGGCAAGGCGTTCCGGCGCCTGTGGGAGCGCGTGCAGGCCGAGCGGGCGCGGGCCGTCGAGCGATGCCTCCGCGAGGCGGACGAGATCGAGCTGCGCCGGGCGCAGGGCGCGGTGGCGGCGCTCACGGCGGCGCTGGGGATGCCGGCGCAAATTCTCGCGGAAATGCGCGCGCAAAAGACGCGAGCGGGCGAATAGCCGCGTATATGCAACCAAGATTTGTCCAAGTAGCCAACGTGGTCATTTCGCTGGCGCACGTCGAGAGCGTGATTTTCACCGGCGACCAGCTTGCGACCGTGCGTTTCACCAGCGGCCACGCGGAGCTGTTCGCGGGCGAACACGCGGTCAGCTTGCGGGGGTTCTTCGGGGCGCCGGAGGCGCAGAATCACCCGCCGCAGCCTGCCAGTTAGGCAGCGAGGGATCGAGTGCCCACCTTGCATAAGGCCGATTGGCTGCGGACCGGGGCGGTCTGGGGCGCACACGGCTGCGCGCGCTGCGGCGGATCAGGCCGCACTGGGCAGCGGGGCGGCCTTTGCCGGTGCGCGCTGGCGCGGGCCTTTCGGATCGTGCTGGGCAAGTGGCGGACGGCGGGAGAGGCGAGCTCCTGGACCCTGCGGGAGATGTTTTTGCGATGCGATTTCGAGATCGCCGCGAAGCGCACCCTCCCGGCGCGGGAGCTTGGGGTCTTCCAAATGCACTTTCTCGCAGGCGGGGACTGGAGGCTCTGCTCGCGCAGGCTGCATCTGGACCGGGGGAACTTCTTCCACGCGGTCTACCGGGTGGAGCTGCTGATGGGGCGCGAGCTGCTGCGCCGGGGCATCTTCCCGCTGGAGCTCTATTTCGACTGGGGACACGCGCCGCTGTTACCGCCTCCGCTCCACCGCAACAAGCTGAGTTCCCCGGGCAACTGGAATATCGGGCGCGAGCCGGCCTGGGTCGACTGGAAGGGGGGAGCGGGGACCGGCAGGCCGACGCCGTGTAGGCCGGTTCTGAGGATGGCGGCATGACGTTTAACAACGAGTTTACCTGGGTCGATTCCACCTACTGGTGGCAGTGCTGTAAGTGCGGCTCGGTTCACTCCATGACCGTGAAGGCACGGCCGGGCGAGTCGGTGTTCCAGCCGACGCTGCCGGCGGGCTGGGCCAAGATCAACGGCGACCTTTACTGCACGGCGCACGTCGTCCTGGTGGACGGGAAAGCGCCCCAGTGAGCCACGGCGTCGTCATGGCCGTGCGCTGTAACTACTGCTCGAAGGAGCGGGCGCCGTACCAGATCCACCAGGTGGGGACCGCCGGGCAGGCGATCTGTGACGACTGCCTGGAGTGGCACGTTCACGCGCTCGATGTTCTGGGCGGCGCGACGCCCAAGGGTTGCCAGGGCTGCGGAAAAACGTGGGAGACGATGCAAGCCGAGTCCCCCGCTGTCGAAGTAGCAGTCAGTGTGTTCGTGGTTCCCAAGGACGGCATCTACCAGATGCTTTGTTCGGCGTGCTCCCGGCCGTATGTGTCGAAGCGCGCCGACCTCTATCGAGGCACTGAATTCGGGAGGAAGACGTTAAAACTATGAGTCCACAAGTTCCAGCAACGGTCGTATCGGCGACTCCGCCGCCGGCGGCCGCTCCAGCAACGCAGGCGGCGGCAGCGCCGCCAACCGACGATCTCAAGACGCTCCGGGACGAGATCGCATCGCTGAAGGGCACGGTCGCCGAGCACCAGCGCAACGCGCAGTTTTGGTACGAGAAAGCCGCGAAGGGCGCGGCGGTTGAACCGAAGCCCAAGGCCGAGCCCGAGCAGGCCGAGCCCGAGGTGGATCTGCTCGATCTGATCACAACGCAGGGCGCCAAGGGGCTGACCGCGTATCTCAAGAAGCAGGGCCTCGTCACGCGCACGGAGTCGGAGAGGTACGCCGAGAACCTGGTCAACACCAAAGCGGCGCAGCTCTCGGCCGAACAGGAACTCCGCGGCGAGTATCCCGAACTCGGAAACGAGAAGTCGGACTTCTTTCTGGCCACGGCCACGCACTACGGCGAGCTGAAGAAACAGGGCGTCCCGGAAGTCACGGCCATGCGCCTGGCGGCCAAGTCGGCCGAACTGGACGGGATCCGGGCGGGGACCATCAAGACGGCGGCGCAAAAGAGGTCAGACCAGGAGGCCGAGCGGCGGACCCGCGCGGCGGCCGGCGCCGGCGATCGCGGCGGACGCACGCCGCAAGGCGCCGAAGACGACGACACGCTGAGCGCGGACGACATGGCGGCGGTCAGGAACCTGGCCGAAGCGCTGGAGATCCCGGTGGAGGACGCGCAGAAGCGCTACGTCGCGCGCGCCAAGGCGGGCGTGAACGTGGCGCTCAAGCTGGATAGGGGGAACAGGTGAGCCAGAGAACCATCAAGAGACCGGCGGCGGCCAAGCCGGGAGACGAGACCGAAGCGCATAACCGGCAACTGCTGGAGGAGCGCGCCACGCGTCTGGAGGCCAACCGGCCGGTGTTGCCGGACCTGGGGCTGGACTTGCAGGCGCCGCCGGCGACTACCGCCGCCGAGTTCATCGACGAGTGGGACAAAAAGGCATTCGGGGATGGAGAGCAGGCGACCATCACCAAGATCATCTGGGGACCCGACCCGCTGGTGGACCATTCCCCGGCATTCCGCGAGATGCTGGAGCGGCACGGGCGCGAGGACCTGGCGGGTCTGTTCGCCGAAGCGATCCTGACGAAGGGCGCGGCGGCGATGCCCGATCCGCTGATGGCCAAGTCGCTGGCGGTGGGCATCGGCAGGTTCGGACGGGAGGCGGTGGCGGTGGCGTTCCGCGACCGCGTGCTGAAGATCCCGTATCGCACGGTGGAGATCGACGCGAGCGATACGCTGGACCCCGAGATCATGGGATCGGCGGTGCTGACCGAGACCATCAAGAGGTACGAGCGGCCGGGGATGGAGTACCGCTTCTTCTCGCAGTTGTGCGTGGATCGGGAAGGCTGGCGCGGTTACACCCCGGTGCGCGACAAAGGCGACATCGTGAAGGCGGGCACGCTGATGCTGGGCGAGATCCGGCGGGAGATCGCGGAGCGGCGGCGCATGCGCCTGGGGCAAGTAGCGCGCGAGAAGCTGGCCAGCGTGGCCGAAAACTACGGGCAGGGCGTAGAACAGGCGCCGGGAGTCTCGGCTCTCAGGCCGGGCGAGTCAGTCACCGCCCGCTCGGGCGTGGGCGGCGACGATCCGGAGGGCTACCTGGGGCAGACGCGCGGCGTGGGCCTGGAGATCGGGAGGGAGTAGCGTGCCCCCGCGGGCGCTCGGCTTTCGCGCGCTGGTTCGGCCCGATCACTACATCTACCTCACCTGCGTGATGTGGCTCGGCGACGGCGCGGGCGGCTGGTTCGTCGACGTCGAGTATTGCCTGAACTGACGGCGCCCGCATATCTCCCAGCCCGGTAACTCGTAGATCGCCGGCTCATCGTCGTCGAAGGGCCACACGTCCGTTCTTTCGCCCCGGAGCGGGGCGCGCGCAATTCGCGGCATCTGGCGAATACCACTTTAGGCGGAGGGAAGTTTGGCCAACAACAACTTACTTTTTGGATTTCTGGCCATCGGACGCGATGGCGGCGGCCCGCTGGCGGCAGGGCAGTACTCCAAGGGCACGGGGCACGCACAGGCGATCTTCGTCGGCGACATCGTAGCCAAGGCGGCCACGTCGGCGGCGGCTTCGGATGCGGGCTTGCCCATACCGGGCTGCACCAGCTTGCAGAACGGGACTCCCGGCACCACCCTGTGGCTGGGCAGCTCGATCAACTACGGCGCGCCGGCCACCATCACCGATCACTGGGTCTTCGACACCCCGGACACCGTGTTCATCGGGCAGTCGAGCGACAACACCAACATCACCGTGGCCGCGGCAGCGGGCAAGCTCGCGCCATTCACCACCGGCGCGGGCAACGCGACGACGCTCAAGAGCACCATGGGATTCACCGGCGGCTCGCTGGGCACGGCTCTGAGCGGCATGGACGTCAAGGTGTTGCGCCTTCACAACCGCGTGGGCAACGCCGAGGGCGCTTACGCCGTGGTGGAAGTCCTCATCATCAAGCATTTCTACGCTCAAGGCGCGGTGGGGGTCTAAGGGGCAAACATGGTTATCAGACAGAGTATTCCGGACCTTTACCTGGCGTCGATGCTGCCGGCGCTGGACGAAATCGTGCAGGACCGCTACAAGCGGTGGCCTCCGCAATTCCCGAACTTCTTCCGGATGCGCTCGACCAATCGCGGCATCGAGCAGACCACGGAGATGACCGGGTTCGGACAGATGGCGGTGGTGCCGGAAAACGCGTCGGTGCCCTACAGCCAGCCGTTCCCGGCGTTTCGCAAGACCTACCTGACGGCGCAGTACGGCCTGGGGTTCAAGGTCTCGCGCCTGGCGCGCGACGACGACAGGCACGGGGTGGTCAACAAGTTCGCCTCCGACCTGGGCGAGTCGGCCCTGGAAGCGCGCGAAGTGGTAGCCGCCGCGGTGTTCAACGGCGGGTTCAGCGACACCGGCCCGGACGGCGTATCGCTGTTCAGCACGGCCCACCCCCTGGTGGGACCGGCGGGCGGGACTCAAACCAACCGCGCAGCCGCGGCCAGCGATCCGGATATGACCTCCATCGGGCTCGCGCTCACGGATATGCGCCAGACGGTGGATCACACCGGCAAGAAAAAGCGCATTCCGCCGAAGCAGGCGATCTTCCCCAGCGGCCTGGAGTTCGTCGGCGCCACCATGCTGGGCGGCAGCGACGCGCCCGACACAGCCAACCGGGCCATCAACCCCTTCCGGCGCCGCAGCGGGCTGCCCTCCTTCGATTCGTGGGCGGTGTGGGACTACCTCACCGACATGCACGCCTGGTTC